GCCCTGATAGGGCAGGTCGATGTCCAGCGTGCGACGGCCGTACGCCGAGATGCTCGAGGTATCTGACGACTCGACCGTCATCGGCCGATGGTCGATGACCGAGTACCCGCGCACCTGGAGAGCGGTGACGTAGACATCGACGGTGTCGCCGTTGACCACGAGATAGGTCATGCTCGCCGACCCCGGATAGCCCCCGAATGGCCACGAGACGCTAAGCTGCGCGGTCTTGTTGGTGCCTGATCCATCGGCCCGCGTGTTCGCCGCGTAGTCGCCGTAGTAGGGGTCAGGCGGACTGATGCTGTAGCCGCCGCACGGCTGCAGGGTATCGGGGTCGCGGTAGTCCAGCGTGACGGAGGCCGTCTGTCCTGCGGCGAGGAGGAACGGCTCGGCCAGCGAGGCCAGCACCACGCGCGCGGTCGAGACCTGCGGAGGATGCACGGTCAGCCGCAAGGCGTTGACGAGGTCGGCGCGCGACTGCCCCACCTCGAGGCCGTGCATCGCGTTGTTCAGCGTGAAGTCGTCCGTGGTGTCGGCGGGCCGCCGGGACCGCGCTTCGAAGACCAGCGTGCCGGCGCCCGTGAGATAGATGAAGCCGCCCTCCGACTGCGCGAGGCCCTTGAGCGCGGCCAGCACCCGATCGTTCGCGCCCCGGAGATCCGCCAGCGGGTAGTTAAACCGCGTGGCCCCGGTGTCCAGGCTGGTGGCGGTCGGCGGCGTGTCCATGTGCACGAGCAGCGACGTGATGACCGCCGAGCCATCGACGTTGATGGACCCGTCATAGATCACCGGCGCCTCGGCAGCCTCCTCGAGCCAATCCGTCGCGACGACTGCGACGGTCTGCGGGCCGTACTGCCCAGGGGTCGGCGTGATGCTCGCGATCCGATACGGCCCGAGCATGCGATAGCTGCTCGCGGCGCCAATCACGACTCTGATGGGCGCATTGATCCCGAACCCGGGGGTGCAGTTGGCGTGTCCCGGTGAGTACCTCCCCTGGAGCCGGCCGCCTGTGTTCGCCGCATTCGTCAGCGTGAACGCGCAGGTGCCAGGGCTCGCACAATTGTCATCCGGCCGCCCGCCGTCCATGCCCCAGGTGATCGCCAGGCTCTCCGTCTGGAGGACATCCTGCGAGATGTCCGTCCAGCGCGCCGCCGTCGTGAGCGTGCCGCTCGCGCCGCCGTACGCCACCCACGCGCTCGTCGCGGGTGGCATGACGCCGTCCGTGGTTTTGTAGTACCAACAGACCGCCCAGTACCCAAGGGCCGAGGAGATGGTCCATTGGGCCCACGCATCCGAATACCAGAGATACCCAATGCCCGCGCACACGTAGTACGGGTGAGCTTTGGTGTCGCCGCCGCCCGCGAAGGTGTACGTGCCTCCGTAGCGGTAGTTGCCGGCCAGGGATGGAGACAGCGTGCCGCTGACCACGACGTCGTGGGTCAGCACCCCGGAGGGATTCAGGTAGACGTGCGTGGTGAGCGCGTCCATCGCTACCTCGCCAGCAGCACGGCGTCACGCACGGCGCGCCGGAAGGTGGCGTCCTGGCCGAGCTGCTGCCGTCGGAGTGCCTGCACCTCGGCGACCAGCGCCTGTGCCCAGGCGGGATCGCCGGCGGCCGACGGGCCGGCGCCAGACGAGGCCGGACGGCGGCCGGCATTCCATTGCTCCAACGTCGCGAGGCCGATGGCCTGCACGCCGCGACGTGACACGACATACTCGCCGGACTGGAGCCAGGCTGGCACGTCCCCGCCCGTGTGCAACCGCATCGCCGACCACGGCACGGCGCTGGCCCCTGTGAACCGCCTGGCGGACGACACCAGGCCGCCGGTGTGATACACCCCGCCGGTGGCGCCGGCGGGGAGAGCAGGGACGTCCCAGTCCACTCCGACCTTGACATGGACCCGATCGGGGATCTCCTGGATGGCTGCCGACACGCCGTTCGGGCCCGAGAGGGCCTGGATGAGTTCGTCGATCTTCGCGATGATCTTGTCGACCTCACTCACCAGCGGCGCGCCGAACTTCAGCGTCGAGATGTCCGTGATGGCGGTCCCGCTGTCGTCAAACAGCTGCCCCGTCCGGATCAACTCCTCGACCAATGGCTGGAACTGCGCGGGGATCTCGGTGCCGATCCGTACTGATTCGGTCACGAGGTGCCCGATCTCATCCTTCATCGACTCCAGCACGCCACCGACGTCGGCGCCCATGTCAATGAGCGTCTGCCAGTCGTCCCAGACGGTCTTCCAGTTCGCGGCCTGCTTCGCCGCTTCAAACGACTGGCCCAGGGTGCCCAGCGTGCCGCCGTACTTCGTGATGATCTCCTCCGCCCGTTCCCAGTCCATGACGGACCGATCCGCCAACTGCGACTGGAGGGTGGCCAGCTCCGTACGCGAGGCCCCCACCTTGGCGGTGAACTCGTCGAGGAGCGTCTGGAAGTGCTTGAGCCCGGCCTGTGACCGGTCGCCCCACGCCCCAGCCAAATCCACACCGACCGCCTTCCCGAGCCGGTCGATCTCCGCCAGGCTGCCGTGGGTCTTGAGGAGCTCCGCCTGCAGCGAGAGGATGGAGGACGTCGCCGCCTTGTCGGCCTTCGCGTGCTCGTTCCCGCCGAAGAGGCCCCCGAACACTTTGCCCAGGCGCTGGATGCCGAGGCCGCCCAGGATCGGCAGGGCGCTGTTCGCGAGGCCACCCAGGGTCTTCCCGAGGAATCCTGTCAGCGCCTTGCCGATCGATCCGGACGCCGCGTTCGTGCCAAGGCCCGATCCCACCGACCCGGCGACCGCGGCCCAGTCCTGCTTGACGATGCTCTGAGCCTGGCTGGCGATCAGCCCTCCCGACCCCAAGAAGCCTTTGAACAGTCCTGAGAACACGGACGCGTTGGGCGGCAGGCCCTTCGGCCCCGTGGGGAGCTCGCCGAGCCAGTTCTGTGGTAAGGCGGTGGACGGCAGCCGGATCTGTTCCGCCGCGAGCGACACGCCCTGCAACGCCCCCTTGAGTCCCTCAGTCGCCGCGCGTGCTTCTGACGCGCCTGTTGCGACCCGGAGCATGGCGTCGTCGACCGTCAGCCCCAACCGGAAGGCGGCCTCCACGCCGGCTTGCACCTCGGTCGCCAGCTCGAGGAACTTCGTCGGGTCGATGCGCGCGCCCGCGGCCTCGATCACGCGCATCGCGTCGAGGGCGTTCTTGTAGGCCGACAGCCCCGTCGCGTCGTCGACCTTCTTCCGGAAGGCCTCCAGGGCCTGGACGGCTTCCTTGCTGGCCGGCGCCGTGGTCCGAATGGCCGCCGCCATCTTCGTCACCGCCGGGGCGGCCTGTTCCGCGGACCCCACGAGCGCCCACTGTTTGCTCGAGAGATCCGCATAGGATTGCGCGGACGCCTTCAGACCCTGGACCAACTCGCTGTTGATGCCCAACTTGGCCGCCAGCGGGCCGCCGACCTTCATCGCGAGTTCCGCCGCCGTGGCGGCGACGTCGAGCAGCTTACTGACCAGGAGACTCGTCCAGGAGATCAGGGCCCGGATGATGTCGGTGAGCACGGGCCCGAGCGCGTGCGCAGCTTTTCCCACCGCCGTGGCGATGTCCACCAGGACGGGGACCAGTGGCGTGAGGACCGACGAGATGAGGGACATCCCCACGAGCTTGAGCTTGTCGAGCGTGTCGCCAAACTGGTCCCCCGCGGCGATCGCGTCCTCGCTCAGCACCAGCCCGAGCTGCTCCGCCTCTGCGGCGGTCTCGGACAGCCCGTTCTTGATCATCGGGAGCAGCTGCGCCCCTGACTTCCCAAAGACGTCCATCGCCAGCTTGGATTGCTCGAGGGGATTCGGCACCTTCGCGATCGCGTCCGCGATCGTCATGAAGGCCTGATCGGGCCCCATCTGCCGGACCTGGTCGAAGGACAGGCCGAGTGTCTTGAGGCCCTGGACGGCCGACTTGTCCCCGTCGACGAGGCGGTTCGCCATCTGCGCGATGCCAGAGGCGACCTGATCGAAGCTGCCCCCGCTCTGCTTCGCGGCGAAGTCCAGCTTCTGGACCGCGGTCGTCGACATCCCCGTCTGGGTTGCCAGGTCAGCAATACGCCCGGTGAACTCGGTATACGCACTGACGGCCTGAGCCACGCCCCCGATGGCCAGCATGCCGCCCAGCGCGACCCCGACCTTGCCGGCCATCCCGCCGAGTGGGGACAGCTTGCTTTCGACGGACTTGACGTTCGAGGAGAGTTCCGAGACGTCCAGACCGAGCTTGTAGACGAGGGCGCCGATGGTGGCCATCAGTGCCCTCCCGTGAGAGCGGCCGACCTTAGCGGATGTCGCGCGTGCGCAGTGTCACGTGCGACGACGGACGACCGGAGGCCTCGGACACGGCGACCGTGAACACCTCGGGCACCTGGATGGCCGCAAAGACCGACGCCACGGCGTGCGCCGGATAGCGCCCACCGATGGCGTTCGGCACCGTCACGGCGATCTGGTGATCGCACAGACTGGTCAGGCTGCGAATCTGCGTGCGGCCGCCGAGCCGGTACGTCTCGCGCGGGTCCCACACGGTGAGACTCGTCGCATGCCCCGGCAGCCAGACACCCAGTGCCGACCCGCGCGCGGGGTCGGGCCAGGCGAGGATCGTGACGCCCGCCCAGGTCGACGGGCCGTTGCAGCCGGCCGGGGACAGTTCCGGGATAGTGCCAGGCCATCCCCGCATCGCCGACACGGTCCAGCCCGATGATCCGACCGTGGGCGTCCCCGCGTGCGGCGGATCCCAGATGGATCCCTGCGCCCGGACCGGCGCGGCGATCGCGAGACTGAGGACGGCAGCCGCCAGGACACATCCACGCATGGGTGAGCCTCCTTGCCGTCTCAGCTTGCGAAATCCACGCCATTGGCGCCCTCGCGGTATTCGGCCTGAACCCACGGTTTCTCGTCACCGACGACCCGTCCTGTGCCCACGCGGGAGGTCACTCCTCACTGGGCGGCCCCCAGACCATCTCCCAGGCGAGGGCCGGGTCGAGCGACCCCTTGCTGTCACGGAGGAGGTCGTCGACCCGTTTCTTGCCCGTGAAGTACGCCATCCACTCGGTCAGTTGCCGGCTGCTGAGCCGGGCGAGCATCCCATCGACATCCGCCTCTCCCAAGGCCTCCGCGAGCTGGTAGCCGAAGAGGCGCGTCGGGTTCAGGCGGAAGGCTGTCCCAACTCGTCGACGTCCTGGTCCCGCAGCCCCGAGAGCCGCTGCGCCACGCCGAAGAGTCGGTCCAGGATGTCCGCCCGCACCTGCCCCAGGGCCGGCACGTCGTCGTCCTGGAACACCCGCGCGCCCGCCTCATCCACGAGGCAGAGCGCCACGAGGCGGGCCCGCACGTTCTGCATGTTCAGCTCGCGCGTCTTGCCTCGCTGCGTGAACATCGACCCTTCGAACGCGTCCCGGGCGATCCCCGACAACCCCTGCACGATGACCGCGCCGCCCAGCTCCGGCACCTGCACGGTCTCCCGTGGCAGTGCGGTCGCGGCGAGCAGCGCCTCTCGCCCCAGTACCCCCATGCGTCCCCCTGTGGCCCGACCGGGCCGGCTGCCGCCGTTACGACGTCGCGCGGGTCCAGGCCGTGGCCATGCCGAACTCGACAGTCACGTCCTCGTACTCGCCCACCGTGCCGCCGATCGGCGTGTAGCTCTTCACGAACACGGTCGCCGTCCATTTCGGATTCGTGGCGGAGACCGCGCCCGACGACGCCCGGACCTCCACCGCGCAGGTCGTGCCGCGAATGGCGGCCAGCGTCTGATCGACGGCGGTCGACGCGCGGTCCTGCTTGAAGGTGACGGAGAGGCCTGGCGTGTAGAGCCCAGGCAGTTCGATCTTGGCGGTGTTCCCCATCGTGGTCACGTCGTGCGACTCGACGTCGTCCTTGACCGTGATGGATTTCACCCACGCGCTCAGGTTCACCGAGTTGAGCGTCAGATACCCGTCGCGAAGCACCGTCAGAGCCATGGGCCCTTCCTCCTCTTGTCCGGTCGCGTTCCCGCGTGTTACAGAATCCCCGCCACCAACGCAAACGTCACCGATCCCCCCGTCAGCGTCCACGACGCGCGCCAGTACGTGTCGGTGATCGCCCCGGCGGCGTCCTTCCACTCGCTGCCCTTGGCCGTGGCGGCCGTGAACGTCAGCCGGTCCGTCGGCGTCGCCATCCCTGCCGCATCGTCCGACTGCACCTTGGCGGTGAAGGTGCCGCCGCTCAGCGCCAGGATGTGCAGCGCGGCGTAGACCCGCTGCGAGGCGGCGACCGCTCCGAGCAGGTAGGCCGTGCCCGTGCCGCCCGCGACCTTCGTGCCGGTGTCGAGCACGAGGCCGCGCACCAGGGCCCCGCCGGTCATCACGGCGCTGAGGTCGGCCGTGGGGAACTGTCCCACCACGAACCCCGTCGAGAGGCTGGCCACGCCGGCCTTGAAGCACCAGGCCGAGTCGCCGGCCGCACCGCCCAGCGGGCTGAGGCTCAGGGGCACCTGGGCGACGGCGAGATTGGCTTTGAGGATGTCCTCAATCTTCGGCGCGGCGGCGTCGACCTGGCGGAAGACCTTGCCG